TCTCTCGCACCGTTGCGAATCGTGCGCCGCCAAGTCCGTAGCCTTCGTCGAGATCGTCGAAGAGACTGCTAGCACCGTCTGCGAATCGAGCAAGCAGAGCATCGGAGAGATCGCCGTGACCGAGGTAGTTCTTCACGCACGAACCGCCGACACGCTTGCGATCGCCTTCGGCGTCTTCGACAACGAACGTCTTGTTGCGTCGAATCGCCTTACCGCAGAAGTCGCAAGTCGGCTGGCTGTCGAGGTACTCGACGACGATGCCCTCCGGCGCATTAGGCAGAGCAGTCACGACGTTCGCCTGGTGGTCGATCGAGCAGAGAACTCGGTACGAGCCGAGGCGCAGATCGACGTCAGTCACTTCGACGGTGACCATCTCGACGATCTGCGTGCGCCCGTCCTTCGTCTGCTCTTCGATCTTGCGGTCGACGATGCGGTAGGCCGGTGCTGGCAGATCGAGTTTCTTGGCAACCTTCGAGAGTTGCGCAAGACGGTCGTCGAGATCGGCAAGCGTGCTGGCCGGTACCGTCTCGACGATGGTGGTGGTGGTTGCGGTGGTCATCAGAGTTCCTGTCCATCGAAGTCGTCGACCTCGGGCCACGCCTCGACCAACTTGGCGACCAGAGCCTTGCTGGATCGACCTTTGCTGGCGTAGGAGATGCGCTCCCCGTTGTCGTATGCGTCCTGCACCATCGCCTCGCCCCAGTAGTAGGCGAACCACTGTGCCTGGCTGTAGAGGACGGTCATCAGTCTTGCGTCGAGTTCGACACCGATCGACTTCTTGGTGCGGTTGCCCTTGGTCTCGATGTGCTCGATGAGTTCGGCGGTGGCGACGATCAGCGGGTCGGTGCTTGTGCCACCTCGCCGTACGCCCTCTGCCTCTTCAGCGATCGTCTCGCCGAGGAAGTTGTCCCACCACGAGGTCTTCACTCGAATCTTGTAGGTGCTGGTCATGTCGGTTCCTTTCGCTGTATTCATATGACCAGTCTAACCAGGTGGCTATCGACTCGCCACACGAATAGCGGGACGACTACCAGGAGGTTTGTAGGAATCTTTCGAGATCGAGGGGGGTGACCTGCTCGATTCTCGACGGGCGAGAACTCGACGAGACGACGGGCAACTATCCTTCTCGTGGGGCCAGAGTGACCTCAAGTGTCCGTACGCAAGACTGTTATGCGCACGACACTCCGTTACACAAGCCGCTTGTTTCTCGTCGTGACATTAGTGCTTGCGTGGTATGCGCCAACAGTCCGAGCATTACCTAACTCGATCACGCTGACACAAGAAGAACCTTATGTCGACATAACGCTTGTAGTTGAAGAGACGATCTTGCTACACGTCACCTTTGACACGAACGAAGTCTGCTCATCGCAACTAACGCTCGACCCATTCCTAATCCTCTACGACTCAACATCTGCGATCGTTGCGCAAGACGACGACGGTAACCACAACTCAAACAACTGCGTCTCCTCCAAACTAAGTCTCGAACTCACAACAGGCATCTACGTCATACGATTCACGTCCTGCTGTGGAAGACCCTACGGAACAGGAACCGTCACATGGGGCAACGAATACGTCACCGACGAACCCACAACAACCACGATCGAGTCAACGACAACCACCCTCGAAACAACCACGACGACTCAAAGCCCGACGACGAGTGCGACAACAAGCACGACTTCCTCGACCACCTCTACAACCTCGTCAGTTCCCGAATCGACTACGACGACATCATCTACGTCGACGACGACACCTACAACGACATCGTCGACCTCTACGCCTGCGCCCTCGACAACGATCGAATCGACAACGACAACAACTATCGAGTCCACAACGACAACGACGATCGAACCAACAACAACTACCCAAGCCTCAACTACGATCGCAACGACACAACCACCAGTCATCGTTGCGCCAAGACCTACCCAGGAGACAACGACATGGCCGCCAATCACGGAATCCACGACCCCAACGACGACGCCTACTACCACTGTTCCCGAAACGACTGTCCCTGTAACGACCCAGGCACCTTCCACGTCGATCTCGACAGAATCCTCGATACGCACGGAAACACCTGCGACCACGAATGTTGCGACACAGGCACCTGCGACTGCGCCCGCTGTGATCGAGACTGTTCCCTCTGTATCGACTGAACAGCCACCGATCGTTGTTCCACCGACAACGACTACAACAACGACAGTACCGCCGCCCACGACCACTACGAGTCTGCCTACAGACCTCGAGATCACCTACGATACTGCGCCGGCGAAGGACGCCCCACTCGAACTTCGACAAGAGTTCGAGGCAAGCGTCGATCTGTTCTCTGGCGAGTTCGATTCGTATGTGCCAATCGGATCGACGATCACTATTGCTCAACGACGAGTTGTCATCGCTGTTACTGCGGTGATGTTCGTCCTACCAGCGGCGACAACGAATACAAGGAGAAGTCGATGAAACTAATCAAAGAACTACACGCACAGATCTGGACTGTCTGCGGAACTCTTCTGGTTCTTTACACGTTGACGGGACAGACGCTACGTCTTGCGACGTGGACGTTCGTGATCTCGATGGTTCTACACCTTATTGGTGTGACGCTCGAAGACGAAGGAGAGAACGAGGAATGAGACAGATAGCAACACGAATCCTGGCGACTTTCGCCTATTCCGCTATGGCGGTTATTGGTTCAGCGTCGATCATTGGAGGTATCGAACCTTGGAAGGCCGCTCTGCTCGCAGGCGTAGCGTCATGCGCACAGGTCATCGAGAAACTGGCTCGGGCATACGCCGACGATGGAAAGATCACACAAGAAGAACTCAACGCGGCCTTCGACGTCAAGGGCAAGAAGGCACCAGCAATACGACGTTCAACAAACCAGAAATGACAGAATAGATGTGGCGGCTCGGCACCGTCCTCCCCCTTGGGTGCCGGGCCGCTACCTAGATACAACGAACCCTCGCAACGCAACGGTAACCTCTGACCTGATGACTCGCAGTATGAAACTTGCTGACCTCAACATCGAGGAAACAAGTGGCGTTGATTATCCCGCGCATCTTCACGATGGTTGGATTGTGATGAAGTCGAGCGACCTCGATTCCGTCCTTGATAACCTCGGTGCGGAAACAAACGAATCTGGCGAAGGAGGCCACGTGGACATCGCAACCGAGACCACACCAGAAGCCGTTGTCGAAGCACCGCAGGACGATCTCCGCAAGGAAGTGTCGGACTTGCGTAAGGCCCTCGACGACGCACGCAAGCGCAACGTCGAACTCGAAGAGACGATGAAGGCTCGCGAAGAAGAGACCGAACTGGCCAAGGCCGCCGAGCGTGTTCACGGCTGGGCGAACGTCCCGGGAATGAACCCGACGACCTTCGGCAACACTCTTCACTCTTTGCGCAAGGTTGCGCCGGAGATCGCTACCGAGGTCGAGGCCATTCTCGATGCCACCTCGATTGCGATGAAGGAAGCAGGCATCCTCGCAGAAGTCGGCGTCGAGTCTGCGCCGGAAGGCGACGACGCTTGGAACGTCATTGAATCGAAGGCGAATGATCTCGTGGCCGCTGGTACTGCGCCGAGTTTCGCTAAGGCTGTCGAGGTTGTGGCCAAGAGCAACCCTGACCTTTACAACCGTTACCTCAACGAGAAGGGACTCTGACTCATGGCTTACGAAGGCGCACAGATCAAGTTCGGCAACCTTACGGCCGCCGCTGACTTGTCGTCAAAGCAGTTTCACTTTGTGAAGTTGGCATCTGCGACGACAGTCAACGTGTGCAACAACATCGCTGACGTGCCGATCGGCATTCTTCAGAACGCACCGACCAGCGGCCAGGCCGCCGAGATTACCATCTTTGGTATCTCGAAGGTCGTGGCTGACGGCAACCTCGCCGCTGGCAACATCATCGGAACGTCTGCTGACTCGCAGGCCGACGCAATCACCCGAGGCTCGGATAGCACCGTGACCGTGATGGGAGTTGCGATCGAGGCTGGTGCCGCTGGCGAAACCGTGACCATGTTCCTCAACCCCTCGGGTTGCCGAGCGGCCTGATCTAAGGAGACAGAACAATGCCCCAGCCCACACGCTCACAGGTTCATGTTGACGCAGTTCTGACCAACCTCTCGGTTGCGTTCATGAACGACATGGACAACTTCGTGGCAAGCAAGGTCTTCCCGACCGTGAATGTCGCCAAGCAGTCCGACCTTTACTTCACCTACACGCAGGCTGACTTCTACCGAGATCAGGCCCAGGTGCGTGCCGGAGGTTCCGAGTCGGCTGGTTCCGGCTACGGACTCTCAACCTCCACCTACTCGTCCCAGGTCTACGCCTTGCACAAGGACGTCGACGATCAGGTTCGTGCGAACAGCGATGCGCCGCTCGATCCCGACATGGACGCAACTCGTTTCCTCACGCACCAGATGATGATTCGTCAGGAGCGTGACTGGGCGTCGAACTTCTTTACGACCTCGGTGTGGGACACGGACTCGACCCCGTCGACTCTGTGGGACGCCAGCGGCTCGGACCCGATCGGTGACATTCAGACCGGCATCAACACCGTGCTGTCGAA